AAAACAAATTAAATTATCGAATGATGATGAGATCATCTGTGAAGTCATTCAAGCTCCTACACCTACAAACCCTGATATTATTATTCGTAGAGCACTTAAACTTTTATGTGTAGAAGATCATGATAGAAACCTTCGATATTATTCTTTTAAACCATATATGTCTTTTGTAGATAATATTGATGCTTTACAATCACTCAACACCAATCATGTTATTACTCAATTGACTCCATCAACTGGCTTGGCTTTACACTATGCGACAGCGTGTAAAGAGGCAGAAAAGTCTTTGGAGAATAAGACGACTCTTAATCTTGATGAAGTACTTGGAGAGATAGACCTTTATGATTTGAGTGAAGACGAGCTCGATACTTATTTGAGAGCAAAGCTAGCAGAGCTAAAGGGAGATGATGATACAACTGCCGAAAGTTCTTCAGATGATGCATCAGAAAATAAAGAAGCTAACGTAATAAGTTTTAAACCAAAAGGCACGGTACATTGAAGGGTATTCTCTCTCCCTCAAGATTACTCTCTATTATACCACATGGGCCGGGTTTGTAAACCCTAAAAACGCACTAAGGTGTAAAAAAAACATATGTACTTACAGGCTATTATGTGGTATAATATGTCTATATTATGAAAAGGAATAGTAATGGCACGTTCAAAAAGAGCAAGTATTCATTATGTTAATAATGCTGAGTTCTCTCAAGCAGTAGTAGACTATGTAAAAACTGTTCAAGAAGCCAAGAAAAACGAAACAAGACTCCCAATCGTGACTGATTATATTGCTCAGTGTTTCTTACGAATCGCTGAAGGTTTGTCTCACAAATCTAACTTTATTCGCTATACATATCGCGAAGAGATGGTCATGGATGCAGTTGAAAATTGTTTAAAGGCTATCGAGAACTACGATATTGAAGCTGCTACTCGCACAGGAAAACCCAACGCATTTGCATATTTTACACAAATCACATGGTATGCCTTCCTTCGAAGGATTGCCAAAGAAAAGAAACAACAAGACATTAAGTTAAAATACCTCACAAAGTCAGGTGTTGAAGCATTTGTTGATAACGAGCTTGGTGATCAAATGTCTGCGCAGGTTGTAGGAGCCTTTGTAGATACACTACGAGGTCGTATTGAAAAGGTAAGACATGTTGATTCAGAAATAAAAGAACTAGTAAAAGAAGAAAAGAAAAAGCGTAAGGCTCGTTCAGTTGACTCAGATCTAACGGACTTCCTTACATGAAAGTAGCAATCCTCAACGATACACATTGTGGAATTCGTAACTCTTCTGAAATATTTCTCGAGAACGCTCGAAAGTTTTATTCAGATGTGTTTTTCCCTTATTGCCAAGAGCATGGTATCGAACAAATCCTACATCTCGGTGACTACTATGATCATCGTAAGTTCGTAAACTTTAAGGCACTTAACCACAATCGTAAAGCCTTCCTTGATCCATTGCGTAAGTATGGTATGAAGATGGATATCATTCCAGGTAACCATGACACATACTATAAAAATACCAATGATCTTAACTCATTAAAAGAACTCCTTGGCCACTACATGAACGAAGTACATATCGTCATGGATCCAACGGTAATGGAGTATGGTTCATTAAAGATTGCTCTCCTACCATGGATCAATGGAGAGAACTATGAATCTTCGATGAAGTTTGTTAATGAGTGTAAGGCAGACTGGTTAGGTGGTCACCTTGAGCTCTCAGGATTTGACGTGATGAAAGGTATGAAGAATGCCCACGGTCAAGATCCTAAACCATATGGTAGGTTTGAGATGGTCCTGTCTGGTCATTATCATACAGCTTCTCGCCAAGACAATATCTGGTACCTTGGCTCACAGATGGAGTTTTTCTGGTCAGATGCACATGATCCTAAGTATTTTCATGTTATCGATACCGAGACCCGTGAGATAGAAAAGGTTCTTAATCCGCACACTTTATTTGAAAAAATAGTGTACAATGATGACAAAACAGATTATAATAGCCTAGACTTAACACACTTAGATAAGCGCTTCGTGAAGGTGGTTGTCGTCAATAAATCAGATCCATTCACATTCGATCGGTTCATTGACCGTATACAAAACCAAGATATATATGAACTAAAGATTGCAGAGAACTTTAGTGAATTTATGGGTGAAAACGTAGAGGACGAGGGTATTAGCTTCGATGACACAGCTGACATCGTCGATACATATATCGATGCTGTTGATACTGAGCTTGATAAAGATAGGATCAAGAACCAAGTAAGAGAGCTGATGACAGAAGCACAGACCCTCGAGGTTGTATGATTAAATTTAAGAAACTTCGTTATAAAAACTTTCTATCATCTGGTAATACATTTACTGAAATTGACTTAGATAAGTTTAAGACTACTCTTGTAGTAGGCACAAATGGTGCAGGTAAATCAACCATGCTAGATGCATTGTCATTTAGTCTATTTGGTAAACCACATCGAAATATCAACAAACCACAATTGGTCAACTCGATTAACAATAAACAATGTGTTAGCGAGGTGGAGTTTGTTGTAGGCCAATCTCATTTTAAAGTGGTACGAGGTATCAAACCTACTTTATTTGAGATCTGGAAGAATGGCACGATGATTAACCAGTCATCTCATGCCAAAGAATATCAGAAGATCCTCGAGCAAAACATCTTGAAACTAAACCACAAATCGTTTCATCAAGTGGTAGTACTTGGCTCCTCTTCATTTATACCATTTATGCAACTCTCTGCGTGGGTTAGACGTGAAGTTATCGAGGATCTTCTTGATATCAATGTATTCTCGAAGATGAATGGGTTGTTACGAGAGAAGAATAGCCAACTGAAAGACACACTCAAAAACATTGAGCATGGTCAAGATATTAACAAGACAAAGATCGAGACACAGCAAAAATATATTAGAGATATTACAGCGCTAACCGAAGAGAACAAGAAAGAATATGAATCTAGGATACATGAATCGCAGAATAGTATCGATGAACTACAGACTCAGAATAACGAGCTTAGCCTGGGTCTCGAAGAATCTATTCGAGCAGCCGAAGAAAGGCTACGATCTTTACAGGATAAACGGCAGAGTTTATTGCTCGGAAGTCAAGATAAACTATCGTCTATCCGCGACGTCGAAAAGCGGATCAACTTTTTCAAAGAGAATGGATCGTGTCCCGTATGCGACCAAGCCATTTCAGACGGCCATAAACATGAGATTCTGTCCACTGCTGAAGGGGAAAGGAGTGGGTGGAAGTCAACGCTTAAGACCATGGGAGAAGAAGGTCAAAGGGTGGAAGCGGCGATTAGCCAACAAAATGACGTACTTTCTTCGCTTCGATCTAAGGTATCTAAACTCGCTGAAAACAACAGGGAGATTGATACGCTCCATAAAACCATTCAAGGATACCAAGAGTCTATAGAGAAAGAGGTTGGTGCAGACTTGAGCAAGGCAAAGACTGATCTTTCTGATCTACAAGATGAAAAGTCCAACTTACTCGAGAAAAAGTTGGTGTTGTCTGAACAGTTTAACTATAACACGGTGATTGGAGAGATGCTCAAGGACACTGGTATCAAGACTAAGATCATCAAGCAGTATCTGCCTGTGATGAATAATATGGTGAATAAGTATTTACAAGTACTTGACTTCTTTGTTCACTTTAACTTAGATGAGTCTTTTCAAGAGACCATCCGTTCTCGCCATCGCGATGAGTTTACATATGCATCTTTCTCTGAAGGCGAGAAGCAACGTATTGACTTGGCACTCCTCTTCACATGGAGACAGATTGCCAAGATGAAGAACTCGGTCGCGACCAACCTCTTGGTCCTTGATGAGACGTTCGACTCGAGTCTAGATCATGAAGGTATTGAAAACCTCTTAAAGATCTTGCATACTCTTGATGACGACACCAGTGTATTTGTCATCTCTCATAAGGGTGAAGTCCTTGATGGCAAGTTTAATACTAAGATTGAATTTAAGAAAGAAAAGAATTTTAGTAAAATGGTAGCTTAACTATGTACAAACCTATGTACATATGGTATAATAACAACTATATAATGAAATGAGGATATAGTAATGGAACTTACAAATAATACAATGACTGTCCTGAAAAACTTTTCAGGCATTAATCAAAATCTTCTTGTACGAGAAGGTAATACTATTAAAACAATTTCAGAGGCTAAGAATGTTCTTGCTACTGCAGTAGTCGAAGAGTCTTTCCCACAACCATTTGGCATCTATGATTTGAATGAGTTTATTGGTGTCCTTGGTTTGGTAGATCAGCCTCGTCTAAAGTTTGAAGATGAGTCAGTTACCGTAGGTGATTCGACTGGTCGTTCAAAGGTTAGATACTTCTTCTCTCCTGAAGAGACTCTAACAACACCACAAAAAGATATCAATATGCCTGAGTCTGAGGTCAAGTTCTCGCTTGACTCTGACACCTTAAATAAAGTAAAGAGAGCTGCATCTACGCTTGGACATAGTGAGATGTCTGTCTCTGTAAAGGATGGCACATTGACTCTTTCTGTAGTAGAAGCCCAAAACTCTACATCGAATGCATTCTCGATCGATATCGATGGAGAGTTTAGCACACCTAACTTTAACTTTATTATGAACATCAATAATCTTAAGTTAATCCCTGGAGATTATGAAGTTGAATTATCGTCAAAGTTTATCTCGCGGTTCAAACACAAAGAGTTGAACGTTCAATATTGGATCGCACTTGAAAAATCATCTACCTTCGGAGGTTAATTAAATGTCAACAAAAGAAAACGTAGCCCAACTTATGGATTTGGGTAATAAAGTCGCTCGTAGTACCGTCGCTGTAGTAGACGCGATCACTCAGCGGGGAGGCTTTAAAGGCGAAGAGCTATCAACAATTGGTACTCTACGTGATCAAGCTGTACAGATGGTACAAATCGTCGAAACTATGCAAGCAGATGCAGAGTTTGAAGACGACACTGACGAGGAGGCTGCAGCATAAAGCATTTACAAACGGTTGAATATGTGATATAATTATTTTTTGTTATGAGGTTTGTAAATGTCTAATGACTATCTTTGGGTTGAGAAGTATCGCCCACGTAAAATTGCTGACACCATCCTACCAGATGGTCTAAAGCAAATGTTCCAAAAGCTAGTAGATACTGGTGAATTGCCTAATATGCTT